AGAAGATTCATAATTGGTCCACAAATATTCCAAATAATTAAAGGAGCATTGATGGATCCAGATATGGAAGACCTTCCAACTGATTCTACAAACGGAGTAGACTTCAGAATAATCAAAACAAGTAAAGGCGGATACGCAGATTACTCAACATCTACATGGTCAAGAAAATCAAGACCTTTAACTGAAGATGAGAATAAAGCGATTGAAACTAACGGTCTATTTGACTTGAATGGTTTCCTTCCTAAAAAGCCATCAGAAGTTGATGTAAAAGTAATCAAAGAAATGTTTGAGGCATCAGTTGATGGTGAAGCATATGATCAAGACAAATTTGGTCAATACTTCAGACCAGCAGGTGTTAGTGCAAGAACAGGTGATCCAGTAACTCCGAAAGCAGAAACTCCTGCTCCAGAAGTGAAGTCAACACCAGTTGCTGAAACTAAAACTCAAGAGACGCCTGCGGCTACAACAACTGATAATAAATCAGGAAGTAAGGCTGAAGACATCTTGGCGATGATTAGAGCAAGACAACAAAAGTAAAGCACATTGGGGGTCCTGCTTAAACAGGATCCCCTAACAAAGGGAAAATAAAATGGTAAAGGCATTCGACGTAAGCAAATTTAGAAAGACACTAACAAAGTCCATTACTGGTATGAGTTCTGGATTTCATGATCCAACAGATTGGATTTCAACAGGAAATTATGCACTCAACTATCTAGTGAGTGGAGACTTCAATAAAGGTATACCTCTAGGCAAAGTGACTGTGTTTGCAGGCGAGTCTGGTTCAGGTAAATCTTATATCTGTGCAGGTAACATTGTAAAAGCGGCACAGGATCAAGGTATATTTGTTGTACTGATAGATTCTGAAAACGCATTAGATGAGGGATGGTTACACGCATTGGGCGTAGACACAGATGAGAAAAAATTATTAAAACTTAATATGTCAATGATTGATGATGTTGCAAAAACTGTATCAACATTTATGGCAGATTATAGAGCAATGAGCGAAGACGATAGACCGAAAGTGTTATTTGTAATAGATTCTTTAGGTATGTTGTTGACTCCAACAGACGTTGATCAGTTTGGAAAAGGTGATATGAAAGGTGACATGGGTAGAAAACCTAAGGCACTTACGGCACTTGTAAGAAACTGTGTGAATATGTTTGGTAGTCACAACGTAGGACTTGTTGCAACAAACCATACATACGCATCGCAAGATATGTTCGATCCAGATGATAAGATATCAGGTGGACAAGGATTTATCTATGCATCAAGTATTGTGGTTGCTATGCGTAAATTAAAATTAAAAGAAGATGAAGATGGCAATAAAACAACTGATGTAAAAGGTATAAGAGCGGCTTGTAAAGTTATGAAGACAAGATTCAACAAACCTTTTGAAGGTGTGCAGGTTAAGATTCCATATGAAACAGGAATGAATCCTTATTCAGGTCTTGTAGACTTGTTTGAGAAAAAAGGCATCTTAAGTAAAGACGGTAACAGACTTAAATATGTTGATTCCAAAAAAACGGAACACAAAGAATATAGAAGAGTTTGGGAACAAGGCGGCGAATTACTAGATAATATAATGAAAGACTTTAGTAATTTAGAGCCTGTTGAAGTACAAGAAACTACTACAGAAGAGGAGTAAGATGTTATCAGGATCACAAATTGTAGAACTTTGGAACTTTTTCAAAGAATACATGGATCGTAAACAACCGATGGATTTGATTGCAGAAAAGTTTGTAGACTTACTTGCTGACCACGGCGTCGAAGATGATGATTTAAAAGATGCCTTAGGTGCAGATGACGACTTGGATAAGGCAATACAATACTTTTTAGATATCGGTGACGAAGAAGAGGAATATTAATGGCTGGTTGGTATCAAAAAATAGCAAAAGATATCAGTGCAATTCCAGAGGCAATCAAACACTATGAGGCTGAATTAGAATCTGCAAAAGCAGAATGCAGGATTCGAGGCAACGTAGAAAAGGCATCTGCCAATATGCCAGGTATTGTAGAACAAAGATTCAATCAACTCCAAGAAATTGAAGCGATATTACAATATATGAATATCGAATTACGTAGATTAAGAAGCAAACACTTCAAAAAATATTTAGAAAATTATCAGAGAGCACTTTCTAGCAGAGACGTTGAAAAATACGTCGACGGTGAAGCAGACGTTGTTGATTATGAAAAAATTATCAACGAATTTGCACTTTTAAGAAACAAATGGTTGGGTATCACAAAAGGACTTGACCAAAAACAATGGCAAATTACAAACATTGTTAAATTAAGAGTTGCTGGAATGGAAGACGCTTCTATATAAGCACTACCCAAAAATACATCCAATAAATATTAAAAATGAATATTCCTACCTACGTAATAACCATGATTGGAGAAGGTCTGAGCGAAAATTTGGCTCAAGAATGTATTGAATCGGCAAAGAAATTTGGAATACAAGCAAAAATTTTTCCTGCTACGTGGGGAAAAGATATAGACAAGCATTTTGTAGAACAAGATTTAAAAATTTACAAAAAAGGTCAAAAAAAGAAAGATATAAATCCAGGTTTGAAAGGATGTCTGCTTTCACACTATAGATTATGGAAAAAATGTATCGAAAGTCAAGAACCAATGATGATATTTGAACACGACAATATAGTTTTACGAGACATACCCGAAAAATTATTGAATACGTTTGAAGATGTTTTACATTTAGACTTTGCGAGTAGACAGGTCACAGATTATGAAGACTTCACAGAAACTTACAATGGTGATGACGTAAAACAATGGTGTCCACAGATCCCTAGACTGTCAGGACACGAACTTTACAACAAAACACACATAAAAGGTTCTCATGCTTACATTATAAAACCACTAGGTGCAATAAAAATGGTTGATTGGGTTTGGAATGTTGGTGCTTTGAGTCCTGATTTAGCAATGAACAGCACAGCAATTGATTTGCGTTACACTTTGACTTCATTTTGTCGAATTAACCCTAGATATTGGATGGAAAGCAAGAAAAGAAGTAAAAACAGTTTTTGTAGACCAAAGAGATGGAGAGTAGATGGATAGATTAAAAGAAATATACATAGATGCCTTAAGTTCACATGATTGGAATTACGAATCACAATTAGACAGTAAGTTTGATGTGGGTATGGAGGAAAAAGAACGCCTAAGAGACATAATTGCCACGGCATATGAGATGGATAAAGACCCTGCAAAAATTTTCTATCAATATTGCCCAGAACATTTATATAGATGTTCAGCAGACTACGGTATAAGAACACCTTGGGAAGAATTAAAATTACATATGGATATTTTACAAGAAGAAAAACAAAAAGAATTAAGAAAGTACGTGAAATGACGTTTGACAAGTTACCTTTAGAAGGAGACCTACCAACAAATAAACAAAATATAATTTATTTTAGTTGCGATCCAAAATACTGGGCAGAATACGGACAATACTTGGCAAAGAGTACGTTGCATTTCAATCATCACCAGGTGCACGTACACGTTCACTTGATGTATGAACAAGATGAACACAATCCAAAGAATTATATTAGAGATCCAAGCATAACATACACATTTGAAAGACATCCTAAAGATTTTTATGATCAATTTAAATTAGATACAAAAAATTCCTTGTTTGGTCGTGGAATGGAGATATGTAACACTAGACAACACAGTGAATTCAAACAAAAAATTTATTGGTCAAGCAGAAGATTCATGATCATGGACAAATTATTTGATACCTACCAACACGTTTTACAATTAGACGCAGATGGATTGTGCAGAGTTACTTTTGCTGAACATCATTACAAACGTATTACTAAAACTCCTAGTGCCATGCGTAAACCTAAGGACCGTAACGTGTATATTGCAAGTTGCATTAGTCCTGGCATAGGTCAAGAAGGAGATAGGTTCAAGAGACATCTATCACAACAAATGACCTTAGCATTTCAAAGACCCATTTACTGGTTTGTAGATCAACACGTACTAAAACAAATTTTTGATAACTGGGACGGGACTCCAATTAACGAAATTCCTTATGCTTGGAACAGTTGGGGATTAAAATCCGGTGGTGAAATTTTTAGTACTGCAAAAGGCACGAAAAAATATGGTACAAGATACAAAAATTTAAAATACAACTGGTTCACAGACAGGCAAAAACTGAAGTTCCATAAAGATAAAAGGAAAAAACATGGAAAATCCTAAAGGTTACATAATTTATCTTCCTGAACATCCATATTCAGCCCAATGGGCCGGTGAAGCACTTGCATCTGGACGAGCCCTTGGTTGGAATCTTGAATTGTACCCAGGAATTGATGGTCGTAAAACAAATATTGCAGAACACAATTTAAAATTTTGTACACACAGCAAAAAAAGTAGGAGATTAATTGAAAGACCGGGCACACTAGGTTGTTTTTTAAGTCAATACACGTTATGGCGTAAATGTTTAAAGCAACAAAAACCTATCTGTATATTTGAACATGATGTTTTATTTAAAAAAGAATTTTCAGTGCAGGACGAGTTTTCAGACGTACTAAAATTTGAAGGATTTATCCCTGCAAAGAAAAATGCTATTGGACAATGGTGGGAAGGCGCAAGAGCATATATTTTGAAACCAGCAGGTGCAGAAAAACTCATACAATGGGTAAAACGCAATGGTGCAATTCCGGCTGACTGGGCGTTAAATGAATCTATTGTCAATGTAAAGTTTGATAAGGGGAATAAAGTAACATTTTCTAAGAAAGAATTTAGTTTTACTAATCAATTAAAATGAAAAAATTAATATTTCAAGTAAGTGTAGGTAAGCCAAGCAAGTTGTATCAAACTTGTATAGATAGTGTTGCTAGATATTGTGAAAAATATGGCATCACTCACAAGGTATTGTATGAACCAAAACTAAAAATTGTTCCGGACCCAAATAGGAACGGACGAAGTAAGGAAGCAATCTCAAGATTAGGTTATATGCCTATCTACGAAAAAGAAAATGCATTCGAATACTTTGGTGAGTACGACCAAGTCGCAATAGTAGACAGTGACATATACATTAAACCGAATGCTCCTGATATCTTTTTAGATTTACCACAGCAATATGACTTCGGTGGAGTTCTTGAACGTGATTTACCTCTAAACAAAAAATATCAGAACAAAATTAGGAAATATTCACAAAGTGCGTTTACTAATTTGAAAGATGTTGACTGGAAATGGAATACTTTGGGTGCTGAATTTTACAATATGGGACTTATGGTGATGAATAAATCATTTGCAAAATATCTTAAAGGACAAACACCTAAGGAATTTATCACAAGACCTGAATTCAAAGACTTTGTTGATGGAATGGGGTTTTACAAGTGGAGCACTGATCAAATGTTGTTGAATTGGTTTGTAAAAAAAGAAAAATTACAATGCAAAAACATGAGTTGGAAATGGAACGCCTTGTACACTGCGGTAGACAAGAATAGAATGCATGAGAGTTACTTTATACATTTCTTTTTAAGAGATAAACTGCCTGCAAAAGGTGAAAATATAGAAGAACTGCTAAAAAAATTAATATGAAACACATAGTAGCAAGAGCATTCAGCACCGTAAGGACTAATTTTATTTTCGGAGCACCAGGACTTGGTGACAGAATACACCACATACTATTTGCCTACAATTATAGTGTAATGGAGGACACTCCTGTTACGTTGCACCTCACAAAACATCAATGGAATAGACAAAAACCTTCAAGTTGGCCCGAAATATTATCATTGTTTCCAGGTAACAGAGTAAAAGTTATTCCGCATTTAGAATATGAACCTAAAAATAATCTTAATTTTTTAGAATATGTTAAGAGCCTTGGATACGGCAATGCAGAGCAACACATATACAAAGATCATCCACAAAGATATGAGCCAAAAGCAGGAATAGACCTAACAAAATATTTAAAAATATTTCCACAGATAAAAGCAGAGGATTGTTCAGCAGATTTAGATTTGCCTAAAAATTTTATCACCGTGCAATTTGATTCTACATCTAAAAGTAGAATGATGAAGTCTAAAAATCGAAAAGACATACTAGAAAAATACAAAAACTACGAAAAAATACTTGTAGGCGGTGAATCGAAAAACAATTTATTGAAAAATAGTTTGAAGCATATTGCCTATGCAATGTCTAAAGCAAAACATCATGTGGGTGTAGACAGCGGATTTTTCCATATGTCTCAAGTGTATTTTTCTCCAAAAAATATTCACATATATACAACAAGACATCCAAAAAAATGGAGTCATCATATGCAAAGAGCCAGAGATAATGGCATTTTTATTAATGGGAGAGACAAAAAGTTATGATGGGTAAACAACGTAATTCAGATGCGCCAAATATTTTGCATCTAATTAAAAAAGACAGCATAGGTGCGGAGATTGGTGTTTGGTTTGCGAACACATCAGAAGAATTTGTAAAAAAAGGCGTAAAAGAATTGCATTTGGTTGACCCATATTCTATAGAACCTTTCAAAGAAAATAGTGAAATGACATACAACGCATGGTTAAGCAAATATAACAAACTTTTGAAAATAAAAGGTAAAAACTACATGGACATTGAAGAAAAGTTAGTCCAATATTACAATAATGTGTATGAAACAGTTGTAAAAAAATTTAAAAATAATAATTCTGTAAAAATATTCAGGACTACTTCACACTCTTGGTTTGATAGTGTTCAAGATAATTATTTCGATTGGATCTATATAGACGGTGATCACTCGTATGAAGGTTGCTATCAAGATTTAATGAAAGCACGGGCAAAAGTTAAAAAAGGTGGCTTAATTTTAGGAGATGATTTTAAATGGCCTAATAGCAAATGGAGTAAACCAGGAGTAACAAAGGCAGTTAAACAATTTGTTGAAGAAAATGATTACACGAAATCTTTTTTTAGACATGGTATGACACAATTTGAAATTAAATTATAAAAATGCTGAAAGAACTATTACAAAAATACAAATGTGACAAATCTTCAAAACATTCATATGAATTATGTTATGAGAAACATTTTTTACCAGTAAAAAATGAGCCTATTAATATTTTAGAAATAGGAATTTTCAAGGGTGAAAGCATGAAAGTATGGCTAGAATATTTTCCTAATGCCACAGTGTATGGTATTGATATTTTTCAGAGAATTAAAGAAAACGAACTGCCAATTTTGAAAAATCCAAGAGTAAAATATTTAAAATTAGACAGCGTAAGTGAACAAGCCAAACAAATTATTACAGAAAATTGGGGTGACATAAAATTTGATTTTATAATAGATGACGGACTACACACGCCCGTTGCTAATAGGCTGACTTTTTTAAATTTTATTAATTTTTTAAAAAATGATGGGGTATTTTTTATTGAAGACGTATATCCAATAGATAAAATGGAAAAACCGCATCCATGGTTTAAGCAAAGTGGAAGAATAGAACAATACACATTAAAGCAATATCAAAAATTTATTGAAACTTTACAACCATTTAATGTTACTCACATTGACAACAGGAAAATTACAAAACAACCAGATAGTTATATCATAGAAATACAGAAAAATGCAATTCGAACAATTTAAAAACAAACATTTAGGACAAAGATGTTTCATACTAGGCTGTGCTCCTAGTCTTAAAAATGAAAATTTGCAATTATTAAAAGATGAAATTGTAATAATTTGCAACAAAGGATTTCTTGCAGTAGAACAACTGAATCTTCCTAAATTTGACTACTTTTTTTGTGCAGACGGTGTTGTTTACAAAGAATTATATAAAAAATATAAACAAGAATTAGACAAAATTTCTGTTCCTAAATTTTATGCTAGTAAAGTTGCCGAAGTTTCAAAAATAAACATACAAGAAGATTATGTTTGTTTTAAAAAAGGATATGCTGACAATATTGCAGTGCAAAATGCAGGATTTCCTGAAAAATTTGAGGATGGTTGGGGAGCAACAAGAGGCACAGTGTTCGATGCCAGCATAGTTGCATACTGGATGGGATTCAAAGAAATATATTTGTTGGGTGTAGATTATAATTATAGCGATAAAAATAATACACATTTTTATAAGTCTGGAGAAAGGGAAAAAATTTTGGTAGCAGAAAATAAAATTACCGATCCGAACAAAAAAGCATTTAAAAGAGTCATAAAGACTGTGGCAGTAATAAAAAACCATTTAAATAAAAATGGCGTTGTATACAAAAATTTAAGTAAAGGATTTTTTCATAAGAATATGATGGAAACTGACACATTGGAAAATGTAGTAACATGAAAACAATAGCATTTGTACCAGCAAAAGGAAAAAGCGAAAGGATTGAAAATAAAAATAAACAAATCCTTGATGGTGAATATCTATTCAAACGAAAATTGAGACAACTTTTAGATTGTGAAGAAATAGATGAAGTTTGGTTAGACAGTGAGGACAAGGAAATACATGAACTTGCTCAAGATTTACCAATTAAACATCATTACAGAGACCCTGCTCTAGCAGACAATAACACAGACGGACATCAAATGTTTGCAAATGAATCTAAAATTACGTCTGCTGATATAGTTGTACAAGTTTTATGCACAGCGCCATTTGTAGATAAAAATGTTATTGATCCTGCTCTCAAACAACTTAAAGAAAGTAAAAAAACAAGCCTAGTTGCTGTCACAGAACAAAAACTATACTTGTGGCAAGAAGGAAAACCAATGTACGGTGACAAAATTCCTAATAGTGTAGATTTGCCAACACACATTATAGAATCTATGAGTTTTTATGCAGTAAAAACTAAACAACAATCAGTAGAAAAGAGATATACTGAAGATGCAATCTTATACCCATTAAAAACTATTGAATCTGTAGATATTAATAATAGTGATGATCTAAAATTAGCACAAACAATTTGTGCCGGACAAAGAGCAAAACGTATTCAACAATTAAAAATATTAAGCAAGTCTATATCTAGTTGTTTAATAAGTGATGTGTGTAAGGAGCACGGAGTTCAACATTTTTTAAGCAAAGATATAAAACTTTTAAACACAGGCAGTTTCCTAGGGTATGCTAAAACATTGAAATTAAAAAAATTAGATCAACCAAAAGAATGGGAAGGAATATTTGACGCATTAGGCAGTTACAATTTTGTAGAACCTGGTGATGTAATTGTTGTATCAACAGACGTGCAAGATAAAGCATATTTTGGAGAACTAAATGCACATTTTGCCTATAGAAATGGCGCAGTAGGTGTAGTCGTTGATGGCAAAACTAGAGACGTAGACAGAGTGACTCAAATTGGGTTACCTTTGTGTGCTCACGGTAGACAATCTGATGATATTAGATTCGAAGGTACATTAGAAACAATGAATATGCCTATTAGTATTAATAATGTAACAATTAGAAATAACGATTTAATATTCGGAGATGCAGATGGCGTTGTTTGCGTTCCTGCGGAAAAATGGAACTTCATACTTAATCATGTAAAAAAGGCTTTGAAGAAAGAAATGTTAGTTAAATTAGAAGCAACATTCGGTGAGGATCCTTTTGACGTTTTGAACAAAATAGGCACTTTCTAATGAAAGCATTCATTATAACTATCATAAAAAATAGAAATAGTCTTGATTACGCAGAAAATTGTTTGCAAAGCATAAAGGACACAGATAGTAATTTAGATGCAAGAATTTTCAACGCAACTGTGCCAGAAACTTTATTTGATGTTAATTGGACCTGGCCACTAGATAGCAAAAAAGTTTGTGCAAAATCAAATTTGTTTTTGAAACCTTACAAAACTGTAGACAATAGAAAAAGAATTGCGGCGGCACAAAGTCACTATAGATTATGGAAAGAAAGTATTAATTTAAATGAGCCAATAATGATTTTGGAACACGATGCAATTTTCCAAAGGAAATTTATTGAACCTAAAACAAATGATGATGTAGGTGCATACAGTATCAATGATCCACGTGGAGCAACATTCAAAGCAAAAGATTACCACAACTCTTTAAATGAAGGTATTAACGAAGTTCCTTGGGTAACAAAATGCCAGATTCCACAAGGTATGCCAGGTCACAGTGCTTATGTTATAAAACCTTGGGCCGCTAAAAAGGTTGTTGAGCAACAGAACGCAATTGGATGGTGGCCTAACGATGCAATCATGTGCCGACAGTTATGCCCGTGGGTAAGGGTGTACAAACCATATTTTACAACCATACAGGACATCACATCTACAACTTCCAAATAATCCATTTCATAAATAATTTTAAAAGGAATCCAATATGAAGATATTAGTTACAGGTGACAAAGGTTTTATAGGACAACGCCTAGTAAAAAGATTAGAAAAAGATAATCACACAATCGTTGGCATAGATACAAAAGCAAACACAAATATTATTTCAGCAGAACTACCAGAAGTTGATTTAGTGATACATCTAGCAGGTATAGGTGGTGTAAGAGAATCACTTGCAGATCCTAAAAAATACTGGGATAACAATGTCGAAGGCACAAAAAGAATTTTAGAACATTACAAAGACACAAGAGTTTTATTTGCCAGTTCGAGTTCACAATATGATCCATGGCGTAACCCCTATGCGGCAAGTAAACATTGTATCGAATATATTCCACATAATAATTGTGTAGCGATGAGATTTCACACAGTCTATTCAGATACTCCAAGATTGAATATGTTTTTTGACAAACTGATATCAGGAAAATTAGAATATGTTACTAATCACACAAGAGACTTTGTACACGTAGACGATGTGTGTGAAGCGGTAGTTGTTCTTATGAACACAGACTTCAAAGGACCTATTGACATAGGCACAGGACAAAGTGTCAAAGTGTCAGACATCTGTCCTAATTTGCCTATCAAACCAGGCATGGCAGGCGAAAGACCAGACACACTAGCAGACATAACAAAAATGAAAGAACTTGGTTGGGAGCCTAAATGGACTGTCAAAAAGTTTTTAGATGAAAACGGATACGAGCACAAATTACAATGAAAGCAGGAAAAATTTGGGGACAAACTGAACTAATACACAAGAATGGTGTGTTAGAATTTCATAGAATAAATTTTAAAGCAGGATATAAATGTTCTGAACATACACATAAATTTAAATGGAATGGCTTTTTTGTAGAGTCAGGAAAAATGCTTGTAAGAGTTTGGCAAGACGATCAAGACGGATTATTAGATGAAACTATTTTAAATGCAGGAGATTTTACAACAGTCAAGCCAGGAAAATTTCACCAGTTCGAAGGCATAGAAGATGGAGTAGCATTTGAATTGTATTGGGCAGAATTCAATCACGATGACATTGTAAGAAGGACAGTAGGCACAAAATCATGAAAATTTTTGTAGGCTACGACACAAGGGAAGACATCGCCTACCAAGTGTGCGAATATTCTGCAATGAAGCACAGCAATGATGTAGAAGTAATTCCTTTAAATCAAAATAGACTAAGACAAGACAAATGGTATTGGAGAGGTGAAGATAAACTTGCTTCGACAGAATTTACATTTACTAGATTTTTAGTCCCTGCTCTTGCAAATTATAAAGGCTGGGCATTGTTCTGTGATTCAGATATAGTATTTTTGAAAGATGTGAAAGAACTATTTGACCAAGCAGACGACAAATATGCTGTGATGTGTGTACAACACGACTACACTCCTAAGCCTGGAATAAAAATGGACGGACAAAAACAAACATTGTATCCAAGAAAGAATTGGAGTTCAATGGTTTTGTACAACTGCGGACATCCATCAAACGAAAAACTTTCTGTAGATTTAGTAAACAATCCAAATTATGACGGTGCTTATTTCCATAGATTTAGTTGGCTGAAGGACGAAGAAATAGGCAAACTATCACATGAATGGAATTGGTTAGTAGGTTGGTATAAAGAACCGGAAGATGGAAAACCTAATGCTATTCATTACACAGAAGGTGGTCCTTGGTTTAAAAATTATAGGCATTGTGAGTACGGAGATATTTGGAAAAATTATCTTGCTGAAATGATGAAAAGATGATATGCATTACCATTTCGACAGTGAAGACGAGACTCTTAAAGCCTGGACTCTAGGACTAGGCAGTCATCCATTATCTTGGGAAGAAATTCAAAAAACAGCAACAAATAACTCTGTAAGTTTTAGAAGTTTAGCAAAAAGAAAAATAATCCGTGATTGTTGGAAAACAAAACGACCCTTTTATTACATTGACACAGGTTACGTAGGCAATCTAATAAAAAAGAAAATTTATTTTAGAGTTGTAAAAAATAACGTACAACACACAGAAGTCTTTAAATGTCCTGCTGATCGTTGGAAAAAAATTGCAACCATATCTCCAGAACTAGATTTTGTAGAATGGCGTAAGCATAACAGCGGTAAAATTTTATTAGTAACACCAAGTGATAAGCCTTGTAAGTTTTATGGAATAGATAGAGATGATTGGGTTAAACAGACGATTAAGAAATTAAAGAAACATACTGATAGAGAAATTATTATAAGAGATAAGGAAAAACGTCACGCAAGAGTTGGTCCTAATAGTGTTCCATGGTATTTGATTAAAGAAAAAATTTATGCAGTGGTTACATATCAATCTATTGCGGCGATTGAAGCAATATGCACAGGAGTTCCTGCGTTCACAGAAGAAATGACTGCCGCTGACAGTATTGCTTGTAATGATTTAAGTAAAATTGAAAAACCAAACTATGCTCCTACAGAACAAGTAAAAGAATGGCAACATTGGTTGGCTTACTGTCAATATCATTTTAGAGAAATGCAAAATGGAGAAGCAGTAAGAATAATGAAAGATTATGGATTAATGTAATGAGTGGTTATCGAGTAGTATCATATATGAAATGCATTCCACCTGGAAACAAGAAGGCACAAAAGCCTTTAATTATTCGAAATTTTATAGAAGGAGTAAACAGGACAGGTAAGCACTTTGGAGATCAAGGTGTAATTCTAAATTCTTGGACAGTATTAGATGCTGATGTATCTGTCATACAAGGTTTTACTCATCAGAATTCACAAAGACATAGACATCTAATGTTACGGAAAGCAGTGTACGAAAATCAAATACGTAAAAATAAAAGATGTATGATTGTTGATAGCAGTTTATTTCTTTATGCAGATATCACACAAAGTAGAAATTATTTAAGATATGGATACGACGGAATATTTCCTAATAGTGCCGAATATTGTTGGGATAAGCCTAACGCACAAAGGTGGGAAAAAATTAAACAAGATTTGAATATAGAATTAAAACCATGGCGTTTAGGCGGTGGACAGTACATCTTACTATGCTGTCAACGTGATGGTGGCTGGAGTATGCAAGGAATGAGAGTGCTTGATTGGTTAGAACACACAATACGTTCCATAAGACAGGTTACTGCCAGACCTTTGAGAATACGTTTTCATCCTGGCGACAAAGGTGTACAGCGCCATAAACAGATGGTCATGAACTGGATATACACCGGAGATCCAATTTTTAAAAATGTTGAAATTAGCGGAGCAAAAGATATAAGAGACGAATTTGCTCATGCTCATGCTGTTGTAGGTCATAACAGCAGTCCAACAGTAGCGAGTGTGATTGAAGGGATTCCTACACTCGTTACTGACCCAGACAGAGCACAATCAAAAGATGTTGCTTTGCAAAGTTGGGCCGACTTAGAAAAATTAGTACCCTTTGATAGAGAACTTTGGATTCAAAAAATTGCACAAACACATTGGACTTTAGACGAGGTAAAAGACGGATTGGCTTGGCAACATTTAAGGAACTATGTAAAATGATTACAGTTCTAACAACTTTTCATAAAGAAGGTATGGATCAGTATGGACAAAGATTCTTGGATAGTTTTGCTTCAAAAGTTGACAAAAAAATAAAGATGCTTTGTTATGCAGAACAATGTTCTCCAGTAAATCCAGATCCTGTTCAAATACAAATTATAAATCAAGCAGAGATACAAGAACTTACAAAATTTAAAGCACAGTGGAGCAATGTGCCTAAGGCGAATGGTGTATGCCCATTTCCAGAGAAACGTCCAAGAGACCACCACAAAAAATTTAAATGGGACGCAATAAGATTTGCAAACAAAGTGTATGCTGTATTTGATGCTGTAAACAGATTACAAAATAATAATTGGGTAGTATGGATGGATGCAGATACATTTGTACATTCCGCAATTAGTTATGAACAATTTGAAAATTTATTACCCAACAATAAATGGATTACATATGTTGGCAGAGGTAAAGGTTCTCAAACATGGCCCGAGTGTGGATTCTATGGATTGAATGTAAAAAATGAAACCTGCAAAAAATTTTTAAATGAATTCAAACGTATGTACGATGAAGCAGAACAAGGAATTTTTACATTAGCAGAATGGCATGACAGTTTTGTGTTTGGTCACGTACTAGAAAAAATTAAAATACAAGACAGTAATTTTTATGATTATTCAAGTAACATCTATAACAAGACTGCTAAAACGGGAGGTGGCGGACATCCTCTAATTAACAGTGAATTAGGAAATTATTTTGATCATATGAAGGGTGCTAGAAAGACTTTGGGTAAAAGTAAACGCAGTGATTTAATTAATGAACGAGGAGAAAAATACTGGAATGAAATTTAGTTTGTTTACAAATTATGGACCGCTTAATAGTCCAGAAGTATTCAATGCTGTGAAAATTGGATTAATTGGATTGGGCCATACCGTCGTAGAAAACGATATGGATTGTGATGTTCCGGTCATTTGGTCTTTGCTATGGAATGGACGCATGATGAGAAACAAACAGGTTTGGGATCATTTTAGATCACAAGGCAAAGATGTTCTTGTAATTGAAGTTGGTGGTATACAAAGAAATAAAACTTGGAAGGTCGCTCTGAATGGCATTAATCGCAAAGGCAACTTTGGCCCTAACAATAATTCTTCAGACAGAGCCACTAAATTAAATTTGCAAGTTAAACCTTGGAGAACGACTGGCGATCACATATTAATTTGTCTACAACATGACAAAAGCGAACAATGGGCAGAATGTCAACCCTTGTTAAATTATACAATAGAAACCATAAACGAATTACGCAAACACACACATAGAAGAATAGTAGTAAGGCAACATCCTAGATGCCCATTGCAACAACAACCTAAATTAGACAATGTTGTGTATCAGATTCCTACTATGATAGAAAACACTTATGACGATTATGACTTACATTTTTCCAATGAATGGGCAGTGATAAGTTGGTCCAGCAATCCAGGAATCCACGCAGTACTGAACGGAATACCTGCATTTGTAGGAGAACAAAGTCTAGCATTTGATGTTGCAAATACGGATTTAAGCAAGATAGAACAACCTAATATGCCTGATAGGACACAATGGCTCAACGATTACGCATATACTGAGTGGACCATTGAAGAAATTGCCCAAGGCACGCCATTTTCTAGATTGACTTTTTAGCCAAAATCCAATATAATAATGGTATGCATACCATTTCCATAGAAGCCTGTTTAGAACTAATTGCTGGATTTTCAGAGAATAAAATTACCAAACCCTTTATATTATTAGATCGTGACAAGAAATTAATAATAGATATTGCTAAAAAAGTATATAAAGGTTATGCATTAACAGATAGACAATATGAAGTTGTAAAAAGAATTTTAATAAACAGATACGCATCACAATTCAAAGCAAGAAATATAGACATACAGAATAGTGCTAACCAATTAAGGAAGCCAATAAGAGTATTAGATAGAACAAGGTACATAAGGATAGAAGATGGCTCAAATTATTTAGATCCTATTTGGGCAGGATACACACCAAAGAAAGTAGTGGTTGTTAGATTTCCATTTAACATGATACTAACAAAATTAATTCAAGACACAAGAAAATTATTTCCAGATTTAATCACAAGATTTTACAATCAGAGACTTAAAGACAAATATCTATTTCCTTTTAACGAGAGAGTAATTTACAAATTAATTGGAAGATTCAAAGGAAGAATGACAGAAGTAGATCCTATTTTGCTAGACATATATAATAAAATTGATGTAATGCAAAAAAATCCTGATAATCACATACCAGGTATTTACAAAAATAAATTTTCGAATATAAGTCCACAGGTTACAGAAAAATATACAAAATTATTTGGAGAGCCAAATACAGAAAATTTATTTAAATTTTGGGATAGACGAGACCACATGGGAATTAAGAAAGTTGATGAACAAGATTTGCAGGAATCATGCAAAAACTTGACAGTGCTATCCAAAAAAATTATTAAAAGAACACAACCATTTATTAATATAGATACAACTAAATGGCAATTAGAACAAGTAGTTGAAACTCTTTTGGAACTAGATAGATTCCCTTTACTTGTTGTATTACCTCATAACGATTTCAAAAGTTTGGAACTTTTGAGAGAAATACATTCACTATTGAAAAATGTTGTAGCATCGGAAGATGTGTCTGTGATGCATAGACGTAAGAATTTGACAGATTCTGGTAAAGATTATAATGATTACATACACGAACAAAAAATAAACAATGCTCTTGCAAATAATACAAAAATAGTGTATATTACTAATAAGAAAGTTCCTAAACCTTTAGTAAAATCGGATTGGAGACCTTCGACAGTGATTTGTATGGATGATTCCAGAAGTTATACTAAAGTAGATTCTTTTATCCATGAGTTTGATTTAGTATTTCAAATTAATGGACAAAATAATTATTGGAACAGTATACACCACGACACACAAACTATATGAGATGTAAAATTGTAATCAACGATGAAGTTAACGTAAAGATTGAAGGACTTCCTGTTGAGATTAGAAGAAAAATAGCAAATAAGATGAAGTATGAAGTGCCATACGCAAGATATTTGCCTCAATACAAATTAGGCAGGTGGGATGGTAAGGTTGGTTTCTTTGGTTTGGGTGGTAATGGTTACGTCAATCATCTTGATACTATCATAAATTTATTACAAGAGTCTGGAGTAGAAATAGAACAAATAGATGACAAGAGAGCAAAGGTGGACTTACAATTTAATGAGATTAACAAGGATTACTTTGCCACTAAAACTTGGCCCAAAGGTCATTTGTGCGAAGGACAAAGTATCGTCTTACGAGACTATCAAGTGGACGTTGTAAACAATTTTTTGAAAGAACCACAAAGCCTACAAGAAGTCGCCACAGGTGCAGGAAAAACAATCATTACTGCTTGTCTGTCTAGTTTGTGTGAAAAGTTTGGCAGAACAGTTGTAATAGTGCCGAATAAATCTTTAGTTACACAAACAGAAGAAGATTATATCAATGTTGGATTAGATGTAGGTGTTTACTTTGGTGATCGAAAAGAACTAAACAGAACGCACACAATTTGCACTTGGCAGAGTTTAAATATTTTAGATAAAAAGGCAAAGGCAGGTGAATCTGCTCTAAGTCTATCGCAGTTCCTAGATGGAGTAAAGACTGTTATTATAGACGAAGTGCATCAAGCAAAAGCAGATGTTTTGAAAAAATTACTTACACATCATCTAAAGAACGCTCCTATTAGATGGGGATTGACCGGCACAGTGCCTAAAGAACAATTTGAATTTCAAAGTATACTTGCAGGTATAGGTCCAGTTGTAAATCAGATATCCGCAAAAGAATTACAAGACAAAGGAGTGCTATCCAAATGCCATGTAAATATTGTTCAGTTACTTGATACTCCTGTGTACAAGAATTATCAAGAAGAATTAAAATACTTAACAACAAACAAAAAACGTTTGGAATACATGGCTAAACTAATCACAAAAATAAAAAACACAGGCAACACACTCATACTAATCGATAGACTAACAGCAGGTAGTGAACTGCAAAAACTTATCCCTGGGAGTGTTTTCATACAAGGTGAAACTAAACTAGAAGATAGAAAAGAACAATATGATGAAATTGGCAGTAGCGACAACAAAGTAATAATTGCAACTTATGGTGTTGCATCAGTTGGTATAAACATTCCAAGAATTTTCAATCTAGTTTTGATAGAGCCTGGCAAATCATTTGTAAGAGTAATACAATCGATTGGTAGAGGAATACGTAAAGCAAAAGACAAAGACTTTGTGCAGATATGGGACATAACATCTAGTTGTAAATTTGCAAAAAGACATCTTACACATAGAAAAAAATTTTACAAAGAAGCGAACTATCCGTTTACGATAGAAAAGTTGGATTGGTCATGAGAGATGATTTAATGGTACAGCAACAGGTAAAAAGCAAATGGCAACACATGGTTGGCGTGATATGTTTGAATCAAACATACAGAAAGCAAGTGAAACAAGTTTTGCCTGAGTTGTTCAAAAGGTATCCCAATCCTGTAAAATTTATTCGTGGTAGAGTAAAAACACAAGAAAGAATATTAAAACCGCTTGGTATGTGGAAAGTAAGAGTCAAAAGATTAAGAGGTATGAGTGTGGACTTCTTAAGTTGGAACGGAAAAGAGGCATCAGATTTATATGGAATAGGCAAATATGGCAGTGATAGTTATAAAATATTTTACAAAAACGAAATACCTGCTAATGTGCAGGACAAAGAATTAAGGAGATATATAAAAAATTTATGAGAATTGGAGCGGCACAGATACCTGTAACAAATAATGTAGAAGATAATTTAAAAAATATATTAGAAGCCTGCGATTGGGCAGTCAAAAATAAATTAGATTATCTATTAACTCCAGAGTGTGCGTTAAGTGGCTATGATACAATGTCTTGGAATATGAATACGTGTGGTCCCACAGAACAAGCAATGGAAAAATTAAAAGAGTACAGCAAAAATACAGGACTAGGATTAGCAATAGGTACATTGTGGATATACGATAAAGACAAACAAACCACAGGATTTGGAAATGGAATACATAGAAATCAATTAACTTTCATACAAAAAGGTGAAGTAATAGGTTACGTTGCAAAGCGAAATGTTGCTGAATGCGATTATATGTGTGAAAGAGAAGAAAGACCACAAACAATTACAATTAAAACTGACAGCGAAGAATTTAAAGTTGGAGTATTACTTTGCAACGACTTACCAGGAAACTGGTGGGATGGTGGAGATAATTGTGCTAGAAAATTACGTGAACAGAATGTTGATTTGATATTGTTTGCAAGTAATTCTGCAAAAGACCAAGGGGAACATATTAAACCTATGTATGATGATATGCATAATGCCATGTTACGAATGGCGGCATTTGGAACAAACTGTCCAATTATTAGTGTAGACAATCCTATAAACATAGACGGAAGTGCAAATTATCAAGGCACGTCATTTACATCAGGAATACATTTACCATTAGAAAGTATATACAAGGCTCCAGACAAAGGCACAAAATATTTTTATTTTGATACAAAAGATAATAGTGTTGGAGAAAATTAATGAGAATACTGACAGTAGACAATCTAGCATATGACTTAAACAAGTTGCCTGAAACTGTATCAGACGATATGGCCTTCAGTGTGTTAGATAACAGCAATCCTAAAGAGCCTGATTTCTTTTTTATACCTTTGATATACATAGAATCATTTAGTGCTCCGGCGATTGTATTGGAAATAGGTGGCAAAGAAATTACAATGCCTTTGGATTGGAACATAGCAGTTGGTGATTTAGAAGACAGCAATACTGTAGATGTTGTTCCGCTTACAAGCATAGCAGATAGAGGATTCGAAGCATTTATATTCAATCCTTTAAGCAGTTTTAAGGCACAATTTGCTCCTGTAAATGTGATTAATTTTTATAACGAAGTGAAATGGTATTTCCCAAAGATGAAAAACAATCAACTAATTAGCACTCCATTGACAGATGGTAAAGATCCAAATTGTGCGTTCTTTGTGAAGGATATTTCAAGACAATGTGAAAGTATAGAATATACTGAACTATTGTAATGCCGAAAAAGAAAAAAGAAACAGCAATGATTTATGAAAGTCCAGATGGTGGTGCGACTGTGTACGCAAGACCTGTAGACGGCAAAGGAGAACGTGTATTGATTGAACAACCAACTTTTCCAGATTGGTATTTGAACGAAGTGGAAATTTCCGAATTAGTAGATTACGCAAACGAAGGAAACAAGTCTTTACAAATACAATTAAAGAAGTTAAAATTAATGTACGACTTAATAAAAGAGAACAGATGGTAAACAAAGTAAACAAATTGCCCTTAAAAGATGTACTTGCGGCTATAGACATGAATGCGAAAAACGTATGGGACGAACTTTCAGATGATGAAAGAAAGCAGGTTTCTTTTTATTTGTTGAACAGATACGTAAGTGCCGTAAAAGGCAGTAAGCAAGACAAAGAATTACAAATACTTAAAACAAATCAATATTATAATAAAAACTTCTTCACCCTATCCAAACACAAAAAATTGCTATGGTATCTACTTTGTATGACTGCTAATGCCAAAAAAAATATTAGATATCATGAATGGATTGGTTATAAATTTAAAGCAAGTCCAGGTACAGCAAAGGCGATTAAGTTTTTAGAAAAATTGTATCCAACAAAGAAGCCAGATGAAATAAATTTACTGGCAAAAATTAATAGTGCAAAGGATCTAAAACAATTAGCAGAAGATTTCGGAATGACTAAAGAGCAAATTAAAAAACAATTATGATAGAAAAATTATACACTTGTCCGTATTGCGGAGCAAAATTTACTAAAGAAAAAACTTTAGCAGTGCATATGTGTGAGCAAAAAAGAAGATTCCTTCAAAAAGATGAAAGAAGAGTTCAATTAGGATACCAAACGTTTGTAAGATTTTATGAACTGTGCCAGAAGGCAACAAAACCTAAAACATATGAAGAGTTCTGTAAGAGTCCATACTACACAGCATTTGTAAAATTTGGGAGTTTCTTAAGTAATGTAAAGCCGTTATATCCAAGCAAGTACATTGATTACGTGGTTACAAGTGGAGTAAAATTAGATCATTGGTGTAGAGAAGAAATGTATCAGAAGTATGCCATCGATTTGATCCTACGTGAAAAAGTAGAAGCGGCAATGGAAAGATCTATAAAAACAATGATGGATTGGGGCGATGAAAAAGAGGCGCCCTGGCATGACTATTTCAAATACGTAAGTCTTAATAGAGCCGTTATGGATATCAAAGACGGAAAAATTAGTCCGTGGCTTATATTAAATTGTAAAACTGGAAAAGAAATGGTAAAGAGATTAAATGATGAACAATTACAGATTGTATACCCAATCATGGATCCAAGTCATTGGTCTTTGCGTTTCAAAAGATTGCCAGCAGATGTAGAGATGGTTAAAGAAGTCACAAAAGAGGCAAGACTATGATTACAGAAAACAATGTAGTTCCGCTGTTTGGAATACCTTTGTGCCAAACACAAATAAAACCATTGAATGATTGTGCGGATTACATTATAAATCAGATTCCATATGTTGAAAGGTCACACAAAGTTTGTTACATATCTGAAGATGATTATCTACTTGATCAAGAAAAACTTCTTCCTTTGAAAGAAGAAATAATGAAACAAATTAGTGATTTCTTACACGGATATCTTGATATACATTCAAAACATAAATTTGTTATGACAACAAGTTGGAGTAATAGATATGAACAAAATCATTTTATAGATCAACACTATCACAGTAACAGTTTGTTTTCCGGAGTTTTATTTCTAACAGATTGCAAAGATACTGCGAACATTATATTTCATAAGGATAAAAATCACAATAACATATTCACCGATACAGTAAGACTAGATCACAATGACCAGTTTGATTATACAAATAAAAGAAGTTATCTATATCATCAATCACAAATGGCAGTGTGTCCAAAAAAATGGGACTTGATTATGTTCCCTAGTTTTTTGAATCATAGTGTAAATGTAAATACTAATCCTAGTCAGAAGAGATATACTCTTTCATTTAATGTTTGGGTAAAAGGAGAAATAGGTGGAGGACATAGTAAGTTAACGTTATGATAGATTTAACAATTGGCGCCGATCATAGAGGCATGGAACTTAAAGACCAAATATCAAAATGGATATGTCCTATAGATGAATGTATTGGAGACATTGTTACATTCCACGACATTGGCATTTACGATAAGAAAAGAACTGATTACAACGACATAGCGAAAAAAGCCTGCAGACATTTGACTAAGGATGACAGGGTAATTTTGTTTTGTGGCAGTGGTTTTGGTATGGCAATACAGGCAAATAGATTCAAAGGAGCAAGGGCAGTGGTGTGTTTTGATATCTTTGATGTAGAACAGGCTAGACAACACAACGATATGAATGTATTATGTATTGGTG